CTAGTGGCAACGACATCGGCAGTCCTAGCAAAGCCGCTGGCTGACGTGATTCTGAAGGCGATAAAGCCTCTGATAAAGACTGCAGTGAAGAAGATTCAGAAGTTACTTGGGAAGAATCCAGAGAAGTTGAATCGTTCTGAGATTGTTGCAAATCAATATCGTCAGAAGAAAGATTTACCTCCTTTGAAGAAGAAGGCAAAGAAATAGAGTGTTGATGTTGTGGTATAACTCCATGGGGGTTAGTAACAACAATATCTTCGCAAATTTTGAAAGAGGAGCTGGAAGGATGGAAGGATACTCCGAGTCGCTTTTGTTCAGCACAATGCTTAAGTCTTGCCATTTCAAAATCTAACCGCTTATTAGCTAATAGCTGTTGATTATATGCTGTTTGTGTAGATGCTGCTCTTAAACAACCTTCATGATGACGTTTATCTAATGGAATAGATATGGTGGCACTTAAACCTAATGAGATATTATTATTTGCTTTTTGTCCTGTTCTATTAGGGGTGTAATAAAGAACACTACCTGGATTTGCTAGATTACCATCTTCAGTTGTTGACATGTCGTAGACGGGTGAATCCCACGACGCTTCATATGGTTCCTTCCAAGAATTCGTTCCAGTCACAAAGGGTGTAATATTTAGCGTTGGACCCTGACAAGACACTCCATTTCCATAAGTATTAGTTATATATGGACCTTGTAAAACTTGAATAGCTTGGTTCGTTACTGATCCAGAGGAATTAGCTATGGGAGCAGCACTAGCACTTACTCCACCTATAGTTTCAGCACGAGATAGTTGTGGAAAAAATGCAAAAATGTTTATTAAAAGTAAAAAGTATTTTACTGACTGAATGTTGAAACCGTGTCTGTGACTGACGTTATGTCGGTTGTACGAGTTATTATCGTCTGAGATTTCATCCCTGGTTGAGACAGTGTGGAAGTAAATTGCCATGCTTTGGATGGATCAACTATGGTGAAATTAGGCATGTTATTTGCATCTAATTCAGTCCAAGTTGTAGTTACATTATTAAGAGTTTGACTAGTAGCATTCGAAGGAGGAAGGATACTAGGAGCATCTGTTTGTATATTATTACCAGTTACTGTCATTTGCCAACCAGATTGATATTCAATAACGTTAATTGTTTCTGATACTTTACTAACTGTCTCAGTATGAGAAGTCATACTTCCAGATTGGAAATTTGGCGTGACGGGCACAGCGAATAAAGGAGCTGGATATAACAAAAAGAGCAGTAAAAACCGCTTCATGACTTCAATCTACGGTAATAGTACTAACAAATTGTCCAATAGCCGTAGTGCCACTGCCTCCAGCAGTTACGCCAATCAAAGATTGTGAATCAATCGTACCTGCAAGGCTACCAGCATGGCCTCCAGCTTGAGTCGTAACTTTTCCGAAAGCTGGCATGTCTGCCACACTTCCACTGGCAACATCCACACCTGAACCTATTGCAGGAATGGCGTCCCCCTGGATCCAGGTTTCACTGAAACTGAAGGCTTGACCGTCGTTGTCAATATCGTAGGTACCAGCTTTCATGGTCGCTGCCGCCGTTGCACTACCAGCTGTTAAACCTCCAAATACATCACTATTACCTGAGCCAACTTGAACGTTTGTACCTGTTACAACGTAAGTTGAACCAATTCTTTCACTAACAGTTGCAGCTCCTGCCACAGTTAACTGAGTTGAACTAGCTAAAGAATGGATTAATTCAGCTTTAATTGATGCTGGTGCAAATAATAAAAGAAAAAAAGTTATAAATAATTTCATTAAGTTATGTATAGTTTCTAATAGTCTATCAATACCAATTTATAGAAAATTACGATTAATTATTTTTTTAATATTACATTTGATACTTAGAATCTTTACTAGATTTTTCTGCTTTAATTACTAAAGGAGCTTGTTCAATTTTTATAGTTTGTACAGCAGAATTAGCAGCAGCTCTTGTTATCATTTCCTCCATATCTTTCTTAGTTACTTGTCCATTTTCTCCATTCATTTTCATAGTTCCATCGCCTTTTTTACTGGCTGTCTGAATACCAAATCCAGCCAAAACGCCTGTGAACACTGAAGCTATGAAAGTTGGATCTATTTTCTGAGAAGGTATTCCTGGGATAGAAACGTAATTTAATGTCAATATCCCGCCACTCCAAATCAACACACCAAGGCGTACAAATGTACTAATAATTTCAGCTTGTTCTTCTTGGTCTGGAAGTATTGCATCTTTTACTTTTTCAAGTACATTTTTTTTCTTATCTTCTTTCTTTTTAGGATCTTTTGCTTCAACATTTTCTGTCATTTGAGAAATCTTTTAAATCTATTGTTAGTCTATAAGTATGAAACTTTCTTTTTAAAATGCCTGAAACAACTTTAGACACTGCACAAGAAGTAAGAATTGCAGTATTGCAAGCTAAAGTAGAAAGAATTGATGAAAAACAAAAAGAATTAACTGATCGTGTAAGTACAGCAGAAAGATGGATTGCTGGTGCTGGTGCTGTTATTGCAGCAGCTTCTACTGTTATTGGAGTTCTTGCTCAATTATCTAAATAATTAAGATTGATTCCGATAATAAAAAGCTTTATTTTCATCTGATATATGCCAATTAGGATCTTCATGGGTTTGAAACCATTTTTTCCAAACTCTAAATTGTTTATCAGATAAAACACATTCACAACGTAACGTAATAGAATCTCCTTTCGGAATTGTTGTCATCCATTCTCTTACTTGTTGTATAGCAATAGCTTGTGTTTTATTTCCAAATCTACCTGTCAAAGATATAGCCATCAGGCGGGATCTTCTGTTTTTTCGTTTGTTCATCCAATCGTTGATTTGATGTGTACTCTTTCCTACTGCCATGCTTGCGATCCATATACATCCGTTCTTTGTATACATCCATGGGATTAATCTTAATTTCAAAAAACTTTTCCCAGGTAGTTTCGTAATCGCTGTTTTTTTGTTTCTCGTTATCTTCTGATTCATTTTGATTAACAATCATAAATTTTACATTGTTGTAAGTAAGGAAATTTTTTACACTCTTTTTCAAAATTAGTTCTTAATTTTAAAGGTCTTTTTCTAATTACTTTTTCATATGCTTGATCAAGTAATTGAGTATAAAAATTAGAATCCATATTATTAAGGTCTTGTAGCTAATGTAGCAAAGATTTCAGGAAATTTATCATAAGAAGGCATTTCTCTTTCCCATGCTCTTTTCCACTCAGTTAATGAATGTTGATGTTCATCATTACCATCATAATTAGGTGTTGTATCACAAATGATATCTGATTCTGTTGCTGTATCTTCAAATAATAAATTAGAATAATTTTCTGTTAATAATAAAGGAAAAGGATCTGCTATTTCAATGATTAAACCAACAGCATAATCAAAAGGAATATTTAAAGTACTAGAAACACATAATAAATAACTACCAATAGATAATGGATAATATCTAGAATCTCCTTTATCTAATCTTGTTGGTGCAAATTGATTATAAAAAATGGATTGTGTATCCATAATATGTCCAACAAAAGGATTATAAATAGAACCATCTTCTTCTACAGTAATACTATCTTTATCAAAAATATTTCTACCTTCTATTGGAACCGTATTTAAATCATAAGCAGATAAAGAAAACCATTTTTCCCATCCACCATCTTTAATTGTAATAATCCAAGCATCTTTTTTTAAATTAATTTGAAACCAGTGGTTAACAGTGCCTCCTCCATAGCCACCTCTATTTGGCACATGTTTACCTCCTAATGTACCTTTTAAATAACGTATAGATGTTTCTTCAAAATCACCTAAAAGTAATGGATCTTTAGATGTTCGTTGTCTTTGGATTACTTGATTGCGAGCCATTATAAGCTTTAAAACCTAGTCTATCCTTCATCATAATCGGGGGTATCTTTAACATCTAATGGATTTGTTATTGTTTTTTTATAATTTTCTTTTTTTATTTCTTCTTCACGATTAAGAGAAATTGCTTTAGATATTCTCATTAATTTTTCTGCATCAAAATCAATTACAAAAGGAGTTACTTTTTTAGGCATAGATCTTCTATTCCATTTAGACATCATATGTAAAGGATTCATACACCATGGATTAGAACATAGACGAGTAACAAATAAAGAACCTACATCTCCCCAAGCACAACTATAAATAACTTTATGTGCATTTATATTTTCAGATTTTTGACAACTATATTGAGAACGATAAGAAGGAAAACAGACACGATTAGGTAAAGTATCTCCAGGTAAAGAGATAGGCCAACAATCTTCTGGTTCTTTAATTTCTATTTTTTTCCATAATGTATGGTATTTAGTTTTGTAATCAATATTTAAATAGTTAATATCAAAGCCACAAATATTAGATTGAATTTTTATTGCACAATGATAACACCAATGTTCATGTCTATCTCGAATAACATGACCATGAGCACAAGGAAAACCTATATAATAATTATGTTTTTTTAATTCATGTCTTGATAATTTATCAATATTAGAAATATATCTGAAATTAGTTTTTTCAGAAGACATTTCTATTAATTCATTTAATTTAGACATAAGATTTATTCTTTTTATATTTGGTTGATAAATAAGTTGGTTTTAATTCCAATCTGTTATCTTTTTCTTTATTATAAAAGCTATGTTTAATACAGTAATGATCAGGACATATATTTGTTTTTAAATAATAAACAATACGATGAGCCATGTATTCTTCATTATCAATAGAAACAAAATAATAAGAATTTGAACGATTTAATCTTCCAGCTGGATCACCTTTTTTATGCCTAGCTTTATCAATAGCCCACTCTAAACCACTTGGATATTGATCTGATAGTTTAAAAAATTCCTTAATTCGCCATAATTCAGGCATTTTTTTGTAGTTGTGAGGCATAAATGTTATAAAAACCCAGAATAGTATGAAATATTCTTATGTCTATAGTTAAATTACATTTCTATTCTAAGTTTTAATAGTCTTATAAGACTCATAATAGAAGTGTAATTTAGTTCATGCATAAGAAAAAAATAACCTATTCTAGGTTTTTGATGCACTTTCAACTCTTCCGTAGTCATCTTCAAATCTTTTAATGTCATCTTCTGAAAGTTTTTTACCAAATTGAACTTCAATAATTGTTAAATCTTCTGTAGTAGCTTTAGCTCTATGCATACTTTGAACAGGTATATGAACACATTTACCTAATCTTGCTTTTTGCCAAATACCATTTGCAAATATTTCTCCTTCACCTGATGCAATAATCCATGTCTCACTACGATGTTCATGTCTTTGAAGACTTATTTGTTCTCCTTTTTTTATCGTAATAACTTTTGCTATATAACCTGATCCTTGGAATAAATTTTTCCACCAACCCCAAGGACGAAATGTAATTTTTTTAAGCATTACCAATTCTCCTTTTTTTACGAGTTCTTTTTTTAGGTTTTTCTTTTACTGAATGATCTACATTTTTTAATGTATCTTCAAATATGCCACCAAACTGACTAGCTATGGTTTCCCAACTGAATTTAGAATCTGTTACACGTGTATAACAAAGTTCAGCTGTTGCTTCTAATTTATTTTTATCTTCATAAAGACCATTTAATATTTCAACTAAATGATTTGTGGAAGGACAAGGCATTTCTCGTCCATAATTTGTATCTGTATCAATATGATCACAATCAATAAGAGGTGCATATCCTTTAAAAATCTCTTTACAAGAAGTATGGTTTGGTACGATCTGAGCAACTTTACAAGCTGCATGTTCAAAGCTAACTAAACCCCATCCTTCTCCTTTACATGTATTAATCCCTACATCAACAGCATTGTAAATAGTATTCAACATATCAACTTCAACATTTGGAGGATTAACATCATTTGAAGTTAAAATAATTCGATTGTTACCATCTAGTTTATTTTTTTTCATTTCTCTTGAAAATAGATGCATCACATCCCAACCTTGATCTTTTTGTCCCATATGTAAATATAATTTTGTATTAGGTTTTCCTACTGCAAATTTGGCAAAGGCTGCAATTGTTATATCTATACGTTTACGAAATTGATTTCGATTACCATTAAATACAATAAATGAATCATGATCTATTTTTAATTTATCTCTTGCTTCTTTTTTATCTACAGGATAAAACTGTCCAGGTGTTACTCCATGTGGGACAACAGCAACTGGTTTTTTAATTCCTCCTTTAATAAACTCATAAGCACCAAATTCAGTATAAGAAATGATACCGTCCCAATCATTAGCAGTTTCATTTAAGCAACCTATCCAATTATAAGAATCCATAGGAGCATAGCCTATAAATTTAAATTTTTTATCTTTATGAAAATCTTTTATTTGTCTATATTGTTCATTAATAATCCACATATCATTAATAGAAAAAACAAGATCAGGAGCTTCTGCTTTAACTATTTCTCTAATACGATTTTCACCAAAGGGAGCAGTTTGAAATCTATTAGATGAAGGATACATTTTATATTTTTTTTGCAAAGGTGTTGGATCACCCCACCAATTATTTCCTAAAACAACAATATTAAAATCTCTAGATAAAAAAGGTAAAACATTTTCAGTTACACGAGAAAAACCTGTTTTAGCAACAATATCACCACACCATAAAAGTTTAGGTTTTTTTGACATTACTTTATTATTTCTATTTTAAATATACATAAATTAAACAAAAATAGTAAGATTTAATTAGAAATTAGATTTTATTTTTCAATAATAGAATTAGCCATAAAATTTTTTTTAATTACTGAATAAGGTATTTCTTTATAAAAATACAGAGAAAATAAATAACGATCTGTTTCATTTAAATTTAAAACACAATGATTATTTTGATTATTAAATAAGTAATATGTATTAGGTTTGTAAGATAATTGGATAATATTATTATGGTAATAATTACCATCATGTTCTCCAAACATTGAATAACTGTTAAGTTCTTTACTTACTAATAAATTAATACAAGATTGTCTAAAATCATCTACATGCCAGTTATAAAAAGACTTTTTTGGAATTTTTAATAAACCTAATTGTTTTATTGGATGTATTTTATGAACTTCTTTTAAAGCAGGTTCTTTATTGATCCACTTATTATCAATTTGAATAGCATTAAAACCATAATGTTCTTGCCAAGGTAATTTATCAAATGTAGTTAAATATTCTAAATAAGGAATAAGTTCTTTTCCTTTTGTTTTTAATTCAGAAAAACAATCCTTTTTATTCATTTTTAAATTTTTTCTAGAGTTTTCTTTTCAATTACATCACCATATTCTTTTTTCCATTTTTCTTTATTTAAACCAACTTCAATTAAAGAAGGATAATCTAAATACTTAGGATCAGAATTACGACAAGCAATATTTTTAACTCTCATACCTTTACGATTTTTATGTTTATAAATATTTAAACGTAACTGATGAACACAAACATCCATTAATAATGTTTCAAAACGGCTTCGACCAAGAATGTTACTGTTAGAAGCACGAGAAAATTCACAGTAACTTGCATAAAGCCATTTATCAGCACATAAGTAAACAAAAGTAGATCCTGGTTGAGCAGCTTTAGCTAATCCAATAGGAGAATCAGTATCGGGATCAAAAATTAAACAATGATCCATCCAATCCATAATTTGATTAGATTTAAGGATTTGTTCTCGATGATGTTTAGCAAAGAAAGTTACTTTATTATTTGTTTCCATTAAATATTCACGCATTTCTATTTCTTCCATATCTAATAACCAATTAACTAATCCAGGAAGTAATGAAGCAAAATCCCCAAAAGGATTTCCATTATCATCCATGTCAATTAATGTGCGTTGTTCAGCTGCACTACCAAGGAAAGGTCGATCAAAAGGAATAGTAAGACGACGACGTGCAAGCCCAGAGGTAGGATCTGTTGTTTGTATTGGTTCATTAGCAGTTATCATTACCAACCCATTAAATTTAAATGGCTTTAATGCACTAGATTGAAATTTACGTTCATTTCGAATTAAATCACGACCAGTAATTGCTTTTAATACTGATACTGAACCACCATATCTTTCAACATCATTGAATAAAAGTAATTTCTTTTTATATAAATTAGCTGTTTCAAATCTACTTTTTTCTAAATGATCAAGAGAAGAAATAATAGCATTTGTATCACCAACTAAAGCATGTGCCAGATTGGAATATGTAGATTTACCTGACTTACCTGGACCAACAATTTCTACAAACTTTTGTATATCTGAATGACTTAATAGAACAGCACGTAACCATGCTCTAAGGACTTGTACACGTCCCCAACTTCCATCTTGAACATATTTTAACCATTGAATAATCGGCTCACATTTAGCTTGAGGATCATACTCATAAGGTAACTGTTGAGTCATATACATTTCAGGATTAAAAGAAGTAAATTCTTTTGTTTCTACATTTAAAATTCCATTTGTAAATAACAAATGTTCTTTACCTTCATACCAATCGTCAAATATAACTGTAATTTTTAATTGTTCTAATACATCATTAATTAGATTCATACTATATCCGCTAGGTAATAGTTGATCTTTTAGTATTTCTAAACGACCTTTAATTTCACCTTTCATTTCTGTATCAGAAAGTGGTGACCATAAACCGTGATGATGAAATTCGTAATTAAGGAAACAATCTTGTGTTTGACTATATCTTAATTTTCCATCATAAGTTTGAAGCAAAATATTAACAATAACGTCAGCAGAAGGATTTCTAGGTTTTTGTTCTTTACCTTTAGGATTTAATTTTTTAGGAATAGGATTTTTTGTTTTGATTGAAGTAGTAGCTTCCATTTGATTCATCATGTCATTTAATTCTTCTAAAGTTTTTTCATCAAATTCATGGTTAATACTGCCTTTAACTTTAGAAGGAGTCCAACCATATTCTTTTGCATGATGAATTAAAGATCCAAGAGTACGTGCTCCTCCTTTATCAAAAGATTTCCAACGTTTTTGACATTCACCATCTGAATATTTTTGAGATTGCTTACTCCAATTATCCCATTGGTCAAGTAAGGAATCATCCAATGAATGAAGAGATTGTCCAATCGTAATCCAAATGTCGTAATCATCACATGCTTCTGAAGGTAAAGACCACATTGCTTCTGTAGCAAGTTGAATATCTCTTTCAAGAGAAGCTTCTGCATTAACAGCAAAGGTCGGACCTACTATTCTAGTTGTTTCATATGCAGGTTTACCTTGTTTAATATTTTTATTAATAATGCAATTAAGTAACCATTCAGGTAATTCAGGTAAATTAGATAACCATTCAAAACCTTGATTAACGTCTGTGTAATATCCTTCAGTTTCTGGATGTAAACCCATCAAAACACCTTGATGTTTTTTCCAAAGAATTTCTAATTTTTCCTTATTAAATTCACCATGCCAAGTATATTTATTTCTTATAAAGTGTTTATGTTTTTCACGATCTAAACGATAAAGTTTTCTTTCTCTACCTATTTTTCCACTTAATATTGTTAATGTTTTAGGTAAAGCTTTTTCAAATTCATTATCTGAAAGATCTTCTATTAATGAATAAATACTAGGTCCATCAATATCAACCCAAACAAAACCATAAGGAAGATTATAAACAGGACCAGAAAGTAAGCCAATAGCTTTACATCTACCTTGAATAATTTCTTCTTCTATATCATGAACATTAAAAGGATTATTTTGCCAAGAAGAAATATAAGGATCTTTATTTGATCCTAAAGGAGTTAAAGGCCAATCACTAGAAATCAAATCAAGTCTAATTTCCCCTGGTTTTATTGCTTTAGATCTTGAGTTGGTCATAGAGATGAATTGTTATGTATTACAACTTTAAAGTTTTTATTAGAAAAAGCTTGATTCTTTATTATTTCAAAAGCGTGTAAGTGCATGAAACTTGGAAGATGGAAACAAGATCCTTCAATAGCATTTTCCATTTTATTTTTAATACTTGCAATCCATTCCCCAGTAGAAATGTAAATTTCCATGCGTTATTTTTACGGTGTTCTATTATCCTATCTAAAAGAACTCAAAAAAAATATGCATAAATATTAAGTTAAAAATTAAATCAAGTCAGGGTCATAAACATTACAATTATCAATTTGTTTGTAATATTCTTCTACAACTTTTAACCAGTCTTTTTGCAATTTATCTAAATAATTTCTAGATATTTTAAATACTTGTGTTCTTAAAGGAGTAGAAACAAGAATAGCAGCTTGCTGAACTTTTATATGTAATGTTTCTTGTATGGCAAGATCATAAGCAGCTAATTGTTTGCAAGTTTTTTTAAATTTCATGTAACCACCTAATAAATCTCTCCATTCTTTAGAACCTTTTTCATATTCTTTAGGCCATTTACGACTATAAGGTTTAACGCTAGTTTTTAAATCAGCTAAAGTAAGTTTATTATTAGCAACACCAATAATATCTGGAGCACCAGCCCATGCTCTACCTTCATCATCTGAACCCCAAACACGAGCGACTTCATCAGAACCAAGAGTAAATTTAAATTTTTCTAATACAGGAGATTCTGCCCAAAGTACTTCTGAAAATTGATCTAATATTTTTGGCATACCAGACCAAAACTCAAGATACTCTTCAGATATTTCTGGTTCTTTATTACCTTTTAAATATTGTTCCATTCCATAATGAATTGCAGTACCTCTTTCAGCAGCTTTTTCTTTTACACCTGGATTGGCTTTAGACCACATTTCAAGTTTTCTTTTATTTTGTTCAGAAGCAGTTTCTGAAATTATAGTTGTAACAGAAGGAGCTGGTCCAGTAAATAAAGGAGTTGTGTAGTGTCTTTTACCATTAAGAGTAATACGAGCAGGAGTTTTATTTATATTTGTCATTACACCTAGATCCATATCTTGATCCTCTATTTCATTTTTAACAATATCTTTTGAGAGACTCATTAAAATAATGTGTATTGTTTTTAAGTTACCTTCTCTGTCAAGTCTAAAGGAAAAAATAATATTTTTAATTGTAATTTTAAAAAATTAGTTATACTTAAAAAGCAAATACAAAAATTAAATGACTTTTTGGAATAAATATTTTAAAGAAAAAAGTAATTTATTAGGAAAAAGAACAGATACATTTAAAAAAATATTCAAATATTTAGATCGTTTAAAAAAAGATGAAATTTGTATTGTAGAAACAGGATGTTATAGAGAAGAAGGTAATTTTACAGGTGATGGATGTTCTACTTTATTATTCGATAACTATATAGAGAATAGAAAAGGATATGTCATTTCTGTAGATATAAATCCTAAAGCTTGTCAATTAGCTAGAGAAAATACTAGTAATAATGTAGATGTTATTTGCGGTGATTCAGTAGAAGAGTTAAGTTATTTAGAAGGAATTGCTGATTTATTATATTTAGATTCATATAATATTGAAAATTGGAATGATGATTGGGAATCATCTTCTCATCATTTAAAAGAATTATTTGCTGCAAAAAATATAATTAAAAAAGGAACTTTAATAGTAGTAGACGATAATATTAGAACAGCTAGTGGAAAAGTAATAGGAAAAGGTAGGTTAGTTTATGAATTAATGGAAGCTTTAAATATTAAACCATTTTTTGATGAATATCAAATTGGTTGGATTTGGAAAGAATAAAGATGTCATGGAAATCTAGTAAAGAAAGAATAAAAAAGAATAAAAGTAAATATATTAAATATAAAAAAAGTTTATGTTGTTTAGATTGTGGACTAAAAGATTATCGTGTTTTAGATCTACATCATTTAGAAGATAAGAAAGGTAATGTAATTGATTTGATATACCAAGGATATTCTTGGTTAACAATTGAAAAAGAAATTAATAAATGCGTACCTTTATGTAGTAATTGCCATCGAATTAAACATTGGAACGAAAATTAATTTATAGTTATTGTTTTAATTTTTGATTTTGTTTTTTGTTCTTATGTAATATTTGTAATAATTGTTTTAAATTATCAACATTAAAAGAACTTGGTTGATTAATACCAGATAAAGGATTATTATTCATGATTAAAAATTACTCATCATTGAAGCTAAACCTTGTGCCCAAGTATCTCTTCTTCCTTCTACTGAGCGTTGTCTTTGCTGTCTTTTTTTAGAACCTTCTAATTTCTTTAATAGTGCTTCAAATGAATTAAGATTACTACCATAATCATCTTGTTCATAAGTATTTTCTATATCAAACGAAGTATCTGTATCTGTATCTGGAGTTGTATCAGGTGGTAATATATCGTCTTCAGTCAAACTAAATGCCATATCACCTTTTGCATTTATTGGATTATCTTTTATAATTTCTACTATTTCTTCACCACTTGCACCAGCATTTCCAGCAGCTTTTACTTTATTTAATACATCATCTTGATTAAACTGTTCTGCTTCAAAATCACCAATACCTACTTTATTGTCGCCAGCTCCTTTATAAGTATCTTTTATTTTCTCAATATCAACAGTAGAACCTGTATCTATACCTGTATCAATACCTGTATTAGTACCTGTATCACCAGTAGTATCAATATTTGTATTAGTACCAATTGTTACACCAGTTGGTAATTTTGCTTCAGGAAGATTTTTTTGATAGTCTTCATAAGAACCATACTTTTCTTCCCATTCTTTACCAGGTTTTGGACCATCAGTTATATATTGAACATCACCACTTTTAGTGTTAGTTATAATTTTTTTAGCTATATCTTCCATATTTGTATTAGCATATTTTGCTTTTAATTCTTCAGCTGCTTTAATAAATATAGGATCATTTTCATTAGCAACTTTAGGTAAATTATTTACATCATTCATGTATTGTGAATGAGTTAGTTTTTCATCATCAGTTAAATAAGAATAATTATCATTAAAGTAATCATCTGTATTACCAACAACTGTTGGATCATCATCATTAGCTCCTTGTAAAACATTTAATGCTCCTGCTAGACCTCCACCAGCAGCTGTATTTTCTTCTAAACCTGTCAAAACATTTTGAAATGTAGTATTAACAGCGGAATTATTATTAAGATCGGAAGTATCAGTTGCACTTGAATCAGCTGTTTTAGCTGTAGATTTAGCAAGAGAAGCGGCGGCTGCAGCTTTTTTAGCTCTTTCATCAGCTAAAGTCCTTGAAAAATCTTGTTTAACATTCGAAAAAGTTTTATCTCCTTTACCTATTTGATCAGTCCAATATTTTAAACCACCAGCATCTGCTGTTTCTCCTTCATTGCTATACCAATTTTTAACTTGATCACGTATTTGATTTCTTGGGTCTTGATAAACTTTAGTGCCAGCAAAATATTCTGATGGATTAAAATTAGTACTAAGAGTTGGAAACTCATTTCGAGTGAGTGTCTCTGGAGTTTTTTCTCCTCGTTTTATAGCCATTCTTGCTTCATGCATTCTTATAGCAGCAGCAGTAGTAGGATCTCTATCTGGATTAGCTAAATATGCATTAGCCATTGATTTAGATCGATTAGCTTGATTTGTAAGAACATTTTGATAAATTTGATTTGTTGCTTCTGGAGTACCTCTTTGCCCTAACTCTTTATTAGCTGAAACACGAAATGCTTTAGCAACTTCACCCATTCCTAATTTATTAGCTGCATCTGTCCAATATTTCAAACCACCTGGATCTGCTTCTCTTCCTAAAATATTTTGATATAGAGTTCTAACTTGAGCTTCATTACTTGCCATTTTTTTATACTATTCATTATTAGATTTCTTTATTTTAATTTATTAAAATTTTGAAAATTATATACTTTCGTAAGCGTGATCTCCTATATGTTTAAGATTAACTTTTTTAGAAAGATAAATTTTATAACCAATGTCTAAAGCTCTTCTACAAAATGCATAATCTTCAGTTAAATATAAAGGTAATTCATCTTTAGGTTTTGTTGGATCTTTATAAAGCATTGTTCCAAAGACATCAATTAAAGGATAATTTAAAAGTTTTTGAGAACGCCAAAATTGAAATGTTAAATCTGAATAATTTGAGATCATATCTTCACATAATTTACGAGTTAATAACATAAATCCAGTAGGAGCATATTTTATTTCTTTTATATTTTTATCTTCATAGCCATTTTTTAATGGTGTATAAGTTGCACCACCTTTTTTATCTTTAGTTATTTCTTTTGTAGGATAATTTCCACAAATAAAATCTTTATCATGAGCAATTAACATCATGATATCTTCAGGATTAAATCCAATATCATCATCTATCCACATCATATGAGTCCAATCTGGTTGAGCCATTGCTTGACTAAATAATAAAGATCTAGCTAAAGCAATAGCAGAACAACCTTTTGTAAATTCAATATCGTATGCAATCCCATTATCTAAAGCAAAATCAGTAAAGGATAAAAATCCTTTTAAAAAATCTAATTTTATTCCACCATAAGAAGGTATGTTAAAAAGAACATGTGGAGGATTAATATTCACTTAAAAAATAATAACTATATAAATATTAGCTATTCTTTAATCATTTTTTCAAGAGCATGAACTTGATTTTGTCTATAAAAAGCTAATCTTTCTTGAATCAAATTGTAATAGTTAATGGCACCATCTACCATTTCTTCAGGTTGCATACTAGCCGCAAGATTAGGATTAGCCAGCATTGATGCAGTTAAAATGGTGACACCCCATTCAATTTTACTTCCAACCAAAGCCTCCAGAGGAGTTCCTTCTTGAGTAAAACCAGCGAGTAAGTTGTAAATTTTAGCTGGATCTGCCTCCATAAAAACTCCTCTTATTCTTTTTTTATTCTATATGGAATTCATTTTAAAGAGCATTTATTTTTTTTTGATTTCTATCTGATTCCATTTGAAGCCAATACCAATAACAATTATGAGCATTGTAATGAAATCTACGACTTCTTTTATAACGAATTAAAGCATTTCTACTTTCAATAATTAATTCATCAATATATTTTATATTTTTATTTTCTTCTTCTTCTTCTGTTAATTGTTTATCTATATAATTATTTAAATTTTCTTGTTCTAATTCAATTTGATATTCAAAATCTTTTTGAGCGTGCATGTGAACACACATTTTTAAATGTGAATCTTCTACATCTTTAGGAGGATCTAGACTCTGGAAAAAACTGTTCTGGATGTGTGGATGTTTCCAATTCCACTTCTCTACAGATAGTCTTTCTTGTGATTTTGTAATTTTGGATGACTCGTATTCCGTCGGGAAGTTTGTTTTCTTTATGGGCGTTTGAGATTGTGTTTTCATTTAAAATAATTTCAGATTTAGGATTAGAAGATTCTTCTTCTTTAATATGTTTTCCTGATATTGAAGATATCACAGTTTTCTTAGTTTGTATTGTTTCTTTCTTTAAGAAAAAAGACTCCTGTTCTTCAGTTGAAAAATCTGAAAAATCTTTAGTTTGTATATATTTAAAAGAATAAGCTTGTCCTGGTGTAATAGGAGTAACAGTAAATTGATAATCTCTACCAGAAATAGCATTAAATTCTTTACCTTGAGGTAATCTTCTTCTTATACCTCTAATAGATTCTTTTAAACGTTTAACTGTGTTTTGAGCATGTACTTTAGATTTTTTAACTTCTTCTTCTTGTTTTTGCCAATACTCTATTTCACGTTCAAAATTCTCTAATGTTTTATAGAGTTTATCAATTTCTATTGAACGAGAATTACTGATAGCAGAAAGATCAGCCAGAATAATTTCTTGAGAGTCATTATCTAAAAGAGGAAGATTTTTTGTTAAATTGATTAAATTAGAATACTCATCATTGATTTCAAAGAAAGACATAGCTTCAGGTTCTTTCTTTAATGTGGTTGTTAATTTGTTGATAGTCATTTTAAGTTGAATTAAAGTAAACCAGTTTTATGTCATAGTTTTTAGGACAATTAAATTGTAAAATATTTTTTAATTATATACAGTTGATCTTCATACTTAGCAATTTGATTTAATTCATTTTCTATAGAACCAACAATATCTGAATGTTCTCCAATGCCAGTTGGATTTTTTAAATAAATTTCAATATTAGCTTTATGTTTTTTAATTTGTCCATTTGCATGGTCTTGTAAAGCTTCAATTAATACAGTTCTCATAATTTTTTTGATATTTTGGGAACAAGTGAACCTTCATATGGAAGATAACCTGCTTTAATCATCCTAGTGAAATATTCCCAAGCATCATCTTGTGTTAAATTTTTTACAGTTTTAAATTGTTTAGAATAAATACCTTTATCGGTATAATAAATTTTGAAAATACCTTTACCAAATTTCTGAGGACTAGGAGTATAAAACCATAAAGAAACTTTTGATTCAATTTTACCTTCTAATTTATCTCTTAAAATTTGTCTTTCAATTTGAAACTTTTTGAAATTGTCATACCAAACAAGATGTTTGCAATAAGGTTTGTAATCAGATCCAAATTCTTCTTTAAATAGATCTAAATTATTTGATTGTTTTTGAAAAGCTTTGCAAGAACATGTTTTTCCAGGAACAATAACATGACCTAAAGATTCTTTTACGTCAGGAATAATTTCTTCTTCTGGATCATCATCATTAGAATTTTCCAGAAAAGTTTTTAAAACATTTAAGTCTTTAATATTATTAAAAGAATTAATCCATTTACGTTGAATAATAGCTTCAGGTGTTTTATAAGAATTTGCATAAAGATAATTCCATCCTTTCAATAAAATATAAGTATTTTTATTATTTATCCATGGGATAGGACCTCTATAATTAGGACCAAGATAAGAAAAGAAAGGAACTGTTCTTTTAATAAAATTATAATAGGAAGATTTAATTTTTTCTGCATCGTATTTTTCTTCATTGCCATTTGTTCTTTTAACAATACAATATTGTTTATATTTATAAATGGTACAAATATTAGAAAAATCGAAATTTTCAAAAGTCCTTCCTATCATAGAAGGAGTATAAATAAATTTTTGAGTTTCATTTAACTCAGAATAAAGTTCTTTAGTCATGTTGAGTTAGGTTAAGTTGATGAATAAAAAAACACACCAAATCAAAGCAGGTTGGTATTATGTTTTTTGGGGTTTAATGTGTGCTGCTGTTATAGCAGGACAACTTTATGTAGGATTTAGCTATAGAGAAATGTCTAATAGTATTAAAGAATTTATTGAATTAAATAAATAATTCAGAATCATCTCCATATAAACTTTTAATTTTTGATTTACGTTTAATAGATTGATTAACTTTAATACATACATAACTAATAACAATTAAAGAAATGGAACCGAACCTTAGTATCATTTTTGAATAATTGAATTAGATGTAGAATAGAAAAAGAAAAGAGGAACAATGGAAAAAACACCTGAACAAAAACTTGAGTTTAGAAATTATGAAATTCCTGTGGAAGATAAGTTTTTATATGAAAGAATTAGAAGAACATTACTTAATACAGAATCTCCTGAACAATTAAAAGAAATAGGTTTATATTTAGCTGATCTTTGTACTCAAAGAAATGCTGTAATAAAAGGACTAATTAAAGATTTAACTAGTCCTACTAATGTTGTTCTTAAATCATAAAGAGGAATCTTCTCCTGTATCTTTATTAACAACTACATCTACTGTTGTAGATTCTTCTGCTCCTTTAGGTAAGATTTTTAATCCTTCTTTGATACCATAAGCACCTCCTAATTTTTTAGCATCTTGTAAAGAATGTTGATTGATATAGTCTTGATACCATTGATCATCAATCTTTTTAAATGTAGTTTCTCTTTCAGAATCAGGGATACTTAATCTATCAATAGATTCAAGAGCTGCTTCTTTGGAAGAATAATCAGGAGCTTCAAAATGTTCTATAGCACAAATTTCAACTGAATTTTTTCCTCTCATTTCAGAATTGAAAGTAGGAATAAAAACATAAGTTGAATTAACTTTTGGATTAAACTTTAAAGGTACTTCTGCATCAATAACTTTAGATAAAGTTTTGTGCATTTCTTTTTCAAATATTTTTAATTTTTCAGACATATCAGTACCATTTAATCCTTTTAAAGTTAGAACAATAGGAACTTTATGAGCTATTGTATTATCTGCTTTCAATATGTGAATTAGATACTTAGTTCTAACACCATACTTACGTTTGTACATTTCATTTTTAGATGCTGCTAATTCTGCTGCTGTTTTATCAGCATCAAATAATTCTTTAACATCTTCATTATCAAGACATCCAATTGTTTGTCTTAATCCTGTAGTTTCTTCAACCATAAGAGGTGAACGCATTAAGATTTGAACTCTAGGAGATACAAAATTCAAACCTTCTTCAATTGAAGTATTTGGAGGCATTCCAAAAGTTTGTTTATAGTCCCAAATAACAGAATTAGAATCAAAATCTTGTTCAGTAGCATTCCAACCACAAGTATCAAGATCAGATTTACGAATAAACCAACCTCTTTTTTTAGATTTATTTAATGGTTGAATAGTAACAAAGCTTTGAAGACCATCAATGTATTCTTTTTCTTTAAACATTAAAAAAGAATCATAAGATCTAGCTGTTGTAAGAGTTGTTTTTTTCTTAGAAGTAGACATAGAAATAGTCATAAAAATAAGCAAGAGGGAAAACTAGGAGGGAGAAGCTCTTAGTAGGACGAACCCACAATGTCTCCCCAACTTACACAGTGACTGCAGAGGCATTATCCATGACTGCAGATGAAGCCTAGAAATTTAGAAAGGTTGATCGTCAGTATTTGGTTCTACATTGATCGTAGATAAAGGTCTAGGATCTGGAGCCAAACTAGGAAGAGGATCAGGATCTTTCCATGGATTTTCTGTTATAACTGTAGATACTGATTGAGGTTTTGGCTCTTGTGGCTTTACACTTTGTGATTGATTTTGTTTTGATGTATTAACAATTAAAGAATTGTCATCTCCTAATAAAATTTTAGGATAATATCTAGAATCTCCTGTTTGAGGATTCTTTGATTCTTCTCTTATTAAAGAACCTTTAATTGTAATTGGAACATTCTTTTTATTTAAATGATTTGCAATTGCATCAGGATAATTTTCTTTTCTATATTGTGCATTATTGTTATAAACAGATTTAAAAGTATAAACGTCAGGATACTTATCAATGCTTCTATTTTGAACACCTATACGTTGTTCAGCAAATAACCATCCTGAAGCAGTAGCTTTATAGTTACGTTGTTTTGGATCTGAAGGATCAAAATCTAATGTAGTTCTTCCTCCTAACACTACAACATTTACAGTAGGATATGTTTCATGATAAGGAGCTATATTTTTAGCTTTAATATTTACTGTATTTGTTTTAGTTTCTTTATCATAATTAATAACTAATTCTCCTTCATTAATTAAAAGAGTTTGTCCTATTGGAGCATTGAGTAAAAGTTCGTGATTAGCATTTTTACCCCACATTTTTAATTCTGCATAAACAGAAACATAACTATTACCAAATTTAGGTTTTGGTATTTCAATAGTGCATGTAGTACAAGCAATACGAGAATCGAGAGATTTTGGTTGGTCAACTATTTTAGCTGACACAGTAATAAAATTCATAATTGAATTGAGAATGAGTTGAAACCTTTTAACGTCATGCTCAGGACGTTATTCTAATGTGTTTCGGACCAATTACTACCAATACAAGAATCACCTTCAATTTTGCATCTGAAACCAAAGAATTCTTGAGCTTGTGGAAATGCGTCCATAGCTTCTTTTCTTATATTTTCTGTATGTTGTTTCATACAAGTAAGTTGTACTTCATCATGAATCATTAATAGCTGTTCCCAACCTTTTCCATGAGGAAGATTTAGATTCGTTTCAATATTTTTATGAATGTTAATAACTACTTGTTTCATTAAAATTGCACCAGCAGATTGCAATAAAACATTTAAACCTTTAAAAGAAGAGCGACAGTAAAGGATGCGTCGATCTAAACCAATTAGATAACCACGAGTGGAAATAGTTTCTTCTATTTGATCTTTTAATTTTTTTAAAGCAGGAACACCTTTCATAAAACCGTTAATGGCATTACGACCTAATGTTTTTAAACGTGTTTCATTTTTTTCATTAGGATCAATTATTTTTCCTGCTTTAGCTGCACCACATCCATATAACATCCCATAAAGGAGTCGTTTACTGATATCCCTAGAAGCAACCCCAAACTGTTCTTGATTGTAACTATGTATGTCAACTTTAGGATTGATAACAAGTGCTGCATATTCCCCTTGGTCCCAAAAAGCTAGATATCCGGCAAGACACCGTAATTCTAACGCTTTTGCATCAACTCCAATTAAATCCCAATCATAAGGAGCATGAAATAAGGAACGACATTCTTTTCCATAAGGTTTACCACTAGCAACTACTTGGGAACAGTTGGGATTTCTGTGACTGCATCTGCCTGTAATTGTTCCATTGGTAATAACATCACCATGAATTCTGCCTGTATCGTTATTAACTAATTTTAACCATGCATTATTACCATCAGCTATTTGTCCCAATCGCTTATTAATGAGCATGTATTCTGCCAATGTTTTAGCTTCTGGGAAGGGTAATTTTTCAAGGACATCATCATCAAGTTTTGGATTTCCTTTTTCAGTTTTTCCTTCTGGTGTCCATTGGTACTTTTGTTGTAGACGTTCAATAATTTGTTTACGTGAACCTGGATTGAATCTTTCATAAGTAATTTTCTCAAATGGAACATTTTTTATATAGCCTCTTTTTTTGTTATTTACTTTTGGAGTAAACCATTCTGATCTTTTAATAGGAGGAAATAATTGTTCTAAACTTTTTTCAAGGTTTGCTTTTTTTCCTCTGAGATCATCCACAAGATCAAGACATTCATCCACATCAAAAGGAATACCTGTTCGAATTTGTTTATTAATTCTTTTAGCAAATTGATGTTCAAGAAGAAGTGCAGATCCTGGATAGTTTTGAGAAATGATGTGTTCCCATAACTTTTTGGTAACCCGAACATCTTGCATACAATACTCCAACATTTCTTTGGAATATTCGGAGAAATCATGAAATTCAATCTTCTGATCTGATAATCGATATCCCCATGCTTTAAGGGATGCAGATCCTTTAAGTTTCGGTGGAACTTCCTGATGTTGTTCTTCGTCAATGTCATAGAGGGTTTCTTTAGGCCATATAAGACGAGTACATAACAGAGTATCTATAATTCTTCCTTTAAAATCAAATGAATATATTTTTTCTAAGACAGGAATATCATAAAAAAGAATGTTATGTCCTATAAGTACGTTTGCATCTAATAAATAATTAATACCTTCTTGAATAAAGTCTGGTTCAAAAGTAATTAACTTTTCTTTTTGTATATCATAGACAGATAAGCAATATACTTTTGTGACATCATTATATAAACCATCAGATTCTAAGTCAAATATTAACCATTTTTCATTTTCTGAATCTGCCGTAGTCTTGAATTGAGAATTCTTCATTTTTAAGTTCTTTGTCATTCTCTTTTATCCAATCCAAGAATTTTTGCATCTGGGTTCGATGCGGGTTGTTAAGTAGTTTAGATACATTTGTCTGTGAATCAAGTGGAAGAAGATTAAATTGATTCTTATCCACTTGTATACCATGAGGAACACCATCTTTCCAACATGCAATTACATAAGACATTGTTGTTTTTTTCATTGACGATTTCTGATAAATAATAATACAATTTTTAATAAATACAACTAACTTATGGCAGTTGCTTTATTTTCTGCTTTAACTACAGATGAAATTGAAACTTTATAAATAGTTGCCCATTCTTTACGAGATAACATATATTTATTTTTATGAATCAATTCCATTTGATAACGATTTAAAACTTCTTTTGGTCCTGGTCTTTCTATAATGTCAAAATGTTTTTCAATAGTTCGAAATTTTGAACCACAATCTAAACATTTACAATATCTTTTTGTAAAAGTAGGACGACCTTCAGTAGTACCTACTCTAGTTTTTTTAGACTTACATTGAGGACATTTCATAATTAAAGGTTAAAACCGTCTAACATTTCCTCTGGAATTTCTTGAATTTGGTAAGAATCTAATGTTTTAGGCAATTCTTTTTTAGATTTATTAGATTTTTTTGAAGAAAAATCAGAAGCAAGATATAACTGAGAAAGAACATAAAGTTGTTTTATAACAATATGTTGTTTCATAGCCATTACATTATGAATTCTATTTAATTCTTCATTAGATAAATTTCCTTGTTTTTCATCATAACAATTATATTTATTTTCATAATCTCTTTTTTCATTTTCAATATCTTGCGAAACAAGATCAATTAAATAGTGGATTTGATTTAAATCAAGATCAATAAGCTTAGTAGAAAATTCCATTTGTGTTGATTTGTAAATAAATTGTTAAATTTGTAAGTTTTGTTACAACTTGAACCACATGATTTCTTGAGGTGTAATAATATCATTTTAGTAACAAAGGATACAGAAAATGATTAAACTCACTTACAGAGGAATCTCTTATCTAAAAGATAAAAGAGGTAATGTCATGTTAGATACAAGGTATAACAGAGAAATTCTGAGAGATAGAGAGCAAAATGCAAGTAAAAGAAAAATTAAGAAGTAATAGGATTAGGAGCTATGTTGCTAATTCAGATTGAACAGCAGAAATTTTATCTAAATTTAGATGATCTAAATAATGTAAAATTTGCACAGCTCCTACAAAACCAAAAGCATCTTTAATTATCTTTTTTCTATTATCTTTTAAAGCTAAATAATAAGATAATAAAGTTTCGTGAGCTTTATCAAAATCTAATTGATCTCCTGTTAATTCTTCAATTACATCAGAAGGCATAACATTTACAATTCTTTTAGATAGTTCATCTATAACAATTGGCCATGTATGTTCTGGTATTAAAGAAATAGTATCTTCAATTAATTTTTCTGTTTCAGAAGTCATTAGTTAATATTTTAATTTTAAATATTGAACTAATTATAGATAATTTAAGCAGGACTTAAACCTTCTGCTTTAATTTCAATTAAATTATTATTCCCAAGAACTTCTGAAGTAGTAATACCAGCTTCTTCATAAAGATCAGCTAAAGCACCAGCTTGTTCAGAAATAGATTGTGCTAAACGAATAATTTCTTTAGCTCTTTGTGCTGTTAGTACATGCTTGTTACCCCATTCATCAACATATTCAATATCTTTAGTTTTTAGATTGGGTTTACCTTTTAAAGAAGCTAGTTTTTCAGAGTTACGAACATATCTGAAAGATAGTTTATGTTCATCTCTATAACCTTGACTATCAGTCCAGGTGCCAACAAGATGAGAAGTTTTGGATGAATCATTTGTTAGTTCTATCGAAGGAACTAAAGATTTGAAAGCTTTAAAAATTTGCATAGTAGTGATTAAGTTAATTAAGGTTGAATTTAATGAGTGCATAAATAATACACTAGGAATTACATTTTAGTAATGTAAAGAGATCTGTGCAACTAATGTTACTTTTTAGTTCCATTAATTACAGTCAATTTAGTTCTTGGAATATCTCGAAAGATAACGAATTCATCTTTATGATTTTCTTGATTACTTTCACTATCAATTGAGAAAGCAATTTCAAAGCTAACTGGACAGTTAGAAAGCCAATCATAATAGGCTTGTTGTTTAGTCATTGGCATTAGATTCCTCCTCATAGTTATAAAAAATATAAGTTGAAGAAGAAGAATCATATGTAGATCTTGTCCAATTAACTGGACATTCTTCTAACCATTCATGAAATTTTTCACTCATAGAAGAAGTGTTATAAGTTGACATAAGTTACTCCAGTTTAAAAAGATCTGGATCACCAATATTGAAATTTTCAACAGGTGATCCATTGTATGTAAGTTCAAGTTGTAACTCAAACTTTTTAGCTTGAGCTACTAGAACTTGAGCAAGACCAAGCATGACTCGTTTTACTTTGTCTTTGTTCCATTCATAGTTATGTTTATTGGAACAGTTACCAAGTATTCGAAGTTGATCTTTAATTTTTAATGCACGAGAAGGAAACATTCTTGCGAAACGATTTTCCTTCTCTCGTTTTTTAGTTAGATCTCCAATCATGTAGTAACCTCTGTTTTTCTAATACGATTTAATTTTCTTAAATCTTTTTCAGTTGCACCATCTGCTTCTAAATCTACAACTTTCTTAATTAATTTACTAAGAAGTTCTAATAAATCTGCTTGATAATAAAGATCATCACAATTTAATGATTCACTATTTTCATATTCTTTCTTAACTAAAGAAAGTAATATTTTAAATTGATTTAAATTTAGATGCAGCAGATTTCTAGTTCTTGTTGTCATGATTTTTTGTCCTCTTTTAATACATGTTTATAAAGCATATCGATTGCTTTACGATTTAAATCAATTTTTTCATCAACAAGTGTGATTCGTTTATTTATTGCTGTTGAAACTACTGCTGTTTGTTGTGCTAAAGCAATTAGTGTACTTATTGTTTCTGACAGCATTTCTTTTAATACAGTTATTTCTTCTGTAGAAGCTGTATTTATTTGTAAGTCTTGTAAAGATTCAAGTATCTTACTTAGATCACGATTGTTGTTCATTTTGTTTTGTCCTCCTTTGGATGAAGAATGTAGTTTTTTGCAGCATTAGCTTGCTTTAAGGAATCTTTGAGAATAGATGGATCTTTGCGTAAGCATTTAATCCATGATTGTAAATAGCTGGCATGATTTTTTGTATCTGAATTAATTTGTAATTCATCTGCAATTAAAAATGCACATAACTCAGCTACTAATTCTTCTTTGGCATAGGTATCTAAGCCAAACATGCCTGACATATCACGCTTAAGACGCTTGGAATGCCCAGTTGAATGACCTAATTCATGTGCCCAGGTGGAATAGAGGGCATGAACAGAATGGAACTTCTTACGTTCAGGCATTGTGACTATATCTAAAGAGGGAGAGTAACAAGCCTTTTCACCAGCCCATTGGGTTTCTAACGTTTCTCGACGGTGGTATGCAGCGAATACTTTCTCGCAATTGTCCATACGTTCTGGTTCAGGTCTTGGTTGTTCTACTTCTCCTTGGTGTCTAGCAATAATTTCATTTTTATCTTCTCCTTCTATATCTTTAACATTAAAGATTGGAGAGAAATAAAAACCACCAGTTCTAGATTCTTTTACTTTTTCACCAAAGCTATTTTCTACTTCAATTTGATATTTATTAGGAACACAAATATAGCAAGCTTTAGATCCTTTACGAATACGCCAGCCTTTGCTTTTTATCTGTCCTCCTCCTGCCCATAAAGGAAGAGGATAACCTCTAGCTATTTGATAGAAAGCTAATAGTGCAGGATTCTGTCCTGTATAAATGTGATGACTAAGGATGTTTTGTTGTTTACCTCCATTAGTACAATCCCATTCTTTTCTCCAAGGTTGTTTACCTGATTCCATTAGATTAATTAGTTCTTCTACTAATTTTTCTTCTGGAGTAGGTTTATTACTTTTGGGTTTCGCTTTTGAGCGAGTTGCTGTTGTCATTGTTTTTAAATTGTTGTTGGAGTTTTAAAGCAGCAGATTGTGCTTCTGATTTAAGGGGATATACAGTCCCCCAATAAATCGTTTTACCGTTGTTATACCACGGTTTAAATTGATAAATTAAACCATAATTAACAGGTTCAACACCATAAGTATCAGGTATTGAATCTGTATATTTATAGTTATTAAATTCAGTCACTATTTTGGTAATTTACGATTGAAATTCCAATAATGAAATCGTTGCCATAACAAATAAATTCCAATTAGAATTCGTTTAACAAATTCCTCTAGGAATAATATTGGTATAACAATAATTTCAAATCCAGTCATGATCTTCTAAATACTCTATATGTCTATTCTGTATGGAATTAATTTTTTCATAGAAAGCAGCAGTATGAGTACGTTGTTCTACTTCACCTAAAGATTGTTCTATAGGTTTAGTAAGTAGATCACATCCATGTCCTGTAACACCTTCTACAATTTCTTGTACAGATCCATCAGGATTGATGTTAAAACGAAGAGTGATTTCAGGCATTAGTGTGGATTAGAAGTTGGGATAGGAGGAATAATCATTGCTTCTTCTGAGAATGATCTTCCTGGTGCAGGTGGAGCACAAATATCTAAGTATTTGCGATCACCTTTCTTTCTTTTTAGAGCTTTAGTTTTCTTAGCTTTAAGATAAGCTTCTTCTAATGATGTAGCTCTAATAGAAACAGGAGTTCCAATTGTTGATTGGATTGAGTTGTCATTTTTATCCCAAGTTTGGTAATAAAGACGAGCTGTGTAAAGAGTAGTCATGCTTAATCTCCTTTAAGGTCTTCAAAAATTCGTAATCTTTCTTTATGTGTAAGATTTGGATGGTCTTGATATACAAGTTCCCATAAATCTTCATTGTGTTGTTCATTTGGTAGATGAGACATAATTAAACTCCTGTATCCACAATCCATGTAATGGAATGTGAGTTGTTATTTAAGTAGTTAAGCCATCCTTCAAGAGTTATAGGAGGATATTCATCATCCTCAAACTTAATTTCAGTATCAGCATCTACTATTACTGTTTTATATTCATCTGGATGAGACATCTCAGGTGGATTATAAACAGCTGGATTAACTAGATGTTCATGTTCAATTTGTGCATTTATTTTTACAGTATGTCCATGTAAAAAAGGTGTTTCATTTAAAGAAATAACGGGAGCGTCAGTGATTTCCATGTAAGTAGTAATTAAATAGGAGTAAGGTTGTAAAAATGAAAGATGATTCCATAAAGGCACGTATTAAATTCATGTTTCAAAATTCAATACTTTTCTTTTGGCATATTCTTCATATTCTTTTTTAACTTCTAATCTACCTAAATCTTTAATACGTTTAGATAGACCAGAACCACCTTTAAATTTTGCAAATTGTCTAGCAGAAATTAATTCTTCTGGTGGATAACCATATGCACATTGGAAATTAAAGATGTCATACAATAAATTTCCACTAGAAAAATTAGATGTGAGATCAACAACAGCTTCATAAAGCATATCGAGAAGAATCTCTTTATTCTCTATTTTTTCAAGTTGTTCTCTAAGTTGTATCCAGTATTTTGGCTGGAGATCTAGGTTATCTAATTTCATAATTTGATACCTAAATTCTCTTCAGCCCACATTTTGGATTGATCTTGACATTTCTGTAATTCGCTCATCTTGAAACTAGGAGTTGATTCTTCATCTTCATAATGAACACCTCCTGGTAGATAAAGATCAGCTTTATTCATTTTTCTAAAAGCTTCTAACAAAATTACTTTGTTAATAGGATCAGCTTTTTGAAGGCATGTTGCAAAAGATTGGAAGAATCCACCTCCAAATGTTTCTAATGCTTTAACGATTCGTTTGTATTCGAAAGGAGACATGAGATTAAATTAGGGTTGAGTTTGTAAGCAGTTTATTGCGTCTTACTTAGGACGCTTAAATCTGATTAAGGAAGTGAGATGCCAACCATCACATTTAGGACATGAATAAGGACGTGTTTTACCATGCCCCTTGGATGCCATGCGAGCACCGACAACTCTCGCTTCCTCTTCATTTCTATACAAGACCTTCTTGCATTTATAGCAATATCGAGTGAAGTTAGATAACTTACCGACATCTATTAATTCACTAAGATCTTGTAACCTTAGTCTTTTCATTTAAAAGATTTTAATATTTCTTTTAGATAAACCAGTTCCAGGTATAGCTATAGAAGCACGTAGACCTGATTTACGACCATTAAGAGTTAAACTTAACGGTCCAAGTTTGATTCGTTTAGAGAGAGATTGTGGTCCTCTTTCTGTAACATTGACTCCGAAGATTGTTTTATCGAAGTTAAAGGCAGAACGCTTTCTTTTAGCCATGATTTAGAATTGTGTTGAGTTATGGGTCGCCAAAGTGGACTATTGTATTCATTCATTTTGATACAGGACTTGTGTAATTTTGAATAGAAAAATGAGTTTCTCCATCACAAATCTTTTTAGTAAGGAAATCTACAATAGGTATTTCCTTTTGATTTAACACTTTTAATTCATCTTCTGTTAAATCAATAGTTTGAAGTTGTAAATAAGCCATTACTTTTGCTCCTGATTGTTTCTCTTAATTGTCCATCTTGGCTTTCTTACTTGCTTCTTTTTCGTAACACTGTAATTAACTGACATAGTTGCCCATTCAGCGTCACCTTTGGCTCTGCCATACATATAAGCATTAACAGATTGACCAGGTTTAGGACCTGCTGCTCTTAGTTTTTTGAGTGTAAAGCTTGTAGCTGGAGTCCAATCGTTGGTTTTCTTTGATGTCATGATTTTTGCGAATGTGTTTAAGTTTGAGATTAAGATTACAGAAAAATTCTGTATTTATTTCGCATAAAGATATTAGATGTTCCATTTCGACTAATTCAATTAAACAAGTAAGTTCTTCATTTGTTAAATTAGTCATAAATAGATTAGTCCTCAAAGGTTCCTTGTACTCTTGGACCAAATGTACGTTGAGTATCACGATAGATAATACGTTTTACATGTCGGTCTTGAATTTGATTAATAGGATCTTGTACTTCAAGAAATACACGATCAGCTTCTTCTAAAGAGTTACAAGGAATATAACCTCGCCTAATTTCATAGACGTTAATTCTCCAAGGACCTTTATCTTTACTTTGGATTTCATACCATTTCTCTTCATTAAAGTTCATATTGGATGATTAGGGTGTGAGTTATCCATGAATAGTCTTAATAATAAGTAAATAATGAGAAGAACTATAACGAGGATAAACATATTCATGGTTCTAAATGTTCAGCGAAGGCCATTGTTTGAACATCACCAGCACCTTTACCTTTAACCCAATAGATTTTTCTAGTTAAAGCATCATTTATCTTAACAATTTTGTAAGAATTGCCTTTAACTAAAGTCTTGTTGGTAGTAGTAACTTTTGCAGTTACATAGTCTCCGATTTTCATATCATTAAGAGTGTAATTTGATGTGTTCTTTGAAAGATTTTGAATGCATTTCATCCAAGGTGAGAGGAGGTTCAGATCCATAACCTAATTCTTCATCTGTAGGTTCAGGATAGCGTTCCCAACCATTTTGAATTGCTTTGGTTAGAACCTCTTCTCGTTTCATATCTGTTGGATTATGTTCAGTATTATCCTGTAGATAATCTGCAGCTCTATCTTCTTCATCTGAATCACATTCTTTGATTGCTGTTTTAATGCTTTCTTGTAGCATATCTTTCTGTTGTTTATCCCATACATGTTGAGTAAGGATTAAAGCTTCTTTCAAAGATTCATCCTTAACTTCATCATTTTTAAAATTATGAGAAAGAGTCATTACTTTTCTAGCTAAAGCTACAGAGAATTCTTTCCATGTAGAGTCAGCTGTTAGATTCGGGGGACCATATTTAAAAATCATTGTTGTAATTAAAAGGGAAGGTAAATGAATAATTCTTTGGTTGTTTCTAGCGGGGGTTTGGGGGTCAATTACTATTTATGAATTTGTAGGATAACGACTACCAAAGTTAGTTGTTACCCATTCTTGTATAGCCTGTGATGCTATCTCAGCTATTGGTATATCGTCATGAGTAGACATAATACCTAGCTTTTTATAGCTATCATCAGGTATCAAAACACTTTCAATTTTGTAATTGACAGTCATCTATTATTCCCAAGATAAAGGTGGATCATTAGCATCAAATAGAAGATCTATATCAGAGTTTGTCCAGTCTTCTGGATTAGTTTCATACATGTCTTCCTTACATTTTATAAAATCAGGAACCATGTCTTCTGTAATTGAGATTTGCTCTTCGTGTTTATCAGCAGCTATAAAAAGGTTATCAACTTTGATATCCTTGTCATAGTTTGTGTCTGATTGTTTCACTTCTTTAGGTGAATACATAACATAATCCTCCAGATTGTGTTCAGGGAAATCAATCTCATAGTTATCGAGATTCTTTACTCCAGGTGGAAGTGGTTCGTTGAATGAATCAGTCATTTTGTAAATAATCAAGTTTGATTAGAGATTTAAGAATGAGTTGATATTTTTGAGCTTTGGTTAAACGACATAGGTCATAGTAAGTTTTTCTATCACCTATAAAATCGTGAAGCTCTTCTATAACATGATCAGTCATTAAGTCATCTCCATTTGGTGTTGTTGCCATTTAAGAAAGGTACTCTTAGTTGCATTCTTAGATAAGAGCTTACGAGTAGGATCTTTCTGTACATAACGTTTCTTAGGACGTTTCGTTAGCTTCTTTGTTGGTAAAGTCATAAACAGTAAGGAATAAAAAAATCCAAAAACACCTAATAGTATAGATGCTTCTGGATCGTTTCTTGGATGTATAAATCTGGGATCATGTACTTCGACTTACATGATGACTTACATAGATGTATGAGGTATGCAGACCTAATAAAACTCTTTTCTACTCACAAAAAAGAGTTCAACATCTAATGCCCAGTTAGGAATGAGTATTCAAGAACCTATTGGTAGTAATAGGCTACTGAGGGGTCAGGGGAGCAGCTACTAATTGATGTTCAATATGTTGTGAAGTTCTACCTGTTCTTTCATGTTTAATAGTGCAATAATGATGCCATCTTTTAGCTGAATTAGACTTCTTCTCAATTTCAGTAATGTGACCATATATAGGTGAAGAATATACTGCATTAGTAGATGCACGAGTACTCTTCTTACGTACACGATCACCAATCTTGTGAATTTTGCCTTGTAATTCAGACATAGATTTAAATTAAACTATCAATCAGCATAATAAACATTCAGTAAATTGACAAAAATTAATAATTGAATCTATATCATTTAGATGACTTCTCCTTTTTAAGTGGAAAAACATCTTTATATGTTAAGACATAGCTCTTGGTTTTGATGTAATAATCAAGTTGTTGATCTTCATGAGCAGCTTCAGCAATAACTTCAGCAACATCTTCTTTAGTCTTTGGATCAAGATCATTCCAATTAAATTGGTTCATGATTAAATTTGCGATTGGATAATAACCTGTCTCGTCAGGATGGGTGGGTTAGTTCCCATCGACTCCCCGAAGGGAGTTTCGACTATTTAGCCATAGTCTTTACCTTTGGATTGGTCTTTGTAACTTCAGGTTTACCAAGTCTTTCTACAACTGCATATCTTAAACGCATTTCAGGCATTTTAAGTGTATGCATTGCTCCTTCTTGATCAATATAGTGATCTCTAATAGTGCGTCTATCAGCACTACCATGGAAGGCGACTTGTCTACCTATAAGCTTGGAACCATCTTTATGAGCTTTATAAAGACCGTTCTTACTTCTAGCAAATACCTTGATAGAACTATCATCAAGATCACTAGAGATAATTTCGATCTCTAACCACTCATCTTGTCCGTTCTTAGCTAAACGAACGAAGCTGATGTTTCCAGTACCTTGTACGGTAAGCATGGTATTAAGTTGAATTGTGTTGGAGCCTATCCCAATCGTGTAGGCAGAGAGGATGAACCTCTCAGGGAGCCAACCCTTTCGGGAATGACTCCAGGAGAGAATCAACTAGATTTCCACGTTCTTAACCCTCGTAACGAAAGAGTTAAAACCTTCCTTCAAAGGAGGTAAATACTTCTTCTGGAAGTCGGAAACTAGATCGTTCCATTCCTTTATATGCTCTTGCCAACGCAGGAGGATATCACTTTGGTAGCTAAGAGTATCAGTACCTAGAAGAGGAATTTTACGGACAGATTTAGATTTATGCTCCCATTCGGCAGCAACTTCTTTAACCAGTTGAATCTCTTCATCAGCAAGAGCTAGTGCATTCTGATCTTCTGCTTGTTGAGCTTTAAACTTGTCGCATTCAGATCGAACTTTAACTAACTCTGCTTCAAGAGAATCAATAGTATGTTTCTGTCCTATCTTTACCTCTTCGAGACACTTGATCTCACGGGTATGTACTGCTTTTAAACAATCAATTTGATTCATTTGATTGTGATTAAAACCACGTAACTCATCAATAGTCTTCTTTAAGGAAGCACATTCCTCTTGACTACCCTTGTAATCATCTTCTGATTCGTTCAGAAGAGCATAAAAGAGTTGTTTATCACCAGAGATATACTCTGGATGAGTAAAGTCAATGTTGAATTTGTCAACAAGCTTTTGCTTCAACTCTTTCTTAGCTTTGTCCATAGAACAAGTAGGTATAGAACAAGCAGGGAGAACCCTGCAGAAAGCCCACCATTGCTGGAAGGGCTTTGAGAAGGGATCAGAGATTACATGACATTTCCTCGTAGTAATTCTTCATGCATTCCAATATGTCTTTGACACTTAGATGAGGTTCTCTATGGAACGGCTTAGTAGCCGCTACATAAGCTTCACCTCTGTTATCTAATTTCCAGTAAGACATAAAGCTTGCATCTGGATTACTAACGGAATATTCAACCCAGTCATCTGATGTTGTTTCTGGGTAACACCATGAGAGATGTTTGATAGTAGCCATAATAAATTAGGGGCTAAAGGACAAGCGATGTGGATGGACTAGTTCCACTGGTTAAAGTCCAATTGGTAGACCAGGGCTTGCACCTGGCTAGGCGGTCTATGCCTCTACCAAACTGAATTTATCAAGTTCTTGTTGATGTTTGGCAAAAAGCCAACGGATAGTACCTGCAATATCGTCCCATGTCATATATTCCATAGGCTCCTCCATTCGAGGATCGAAATACATGACTTCATACCTAGTAGGTTCTCCTGCTAGTCCAAGGTTTCCATACATTCCAGTTGCTTTAGGAGGTATGGTAACAATAGACATATCAACAGGACCATACTTGTAGTAGAGACGATAACGGATACATCCACCTTCTACAGAACGTGTAAAGTCAGAGGGATTTACTTCAAAGAAAGGCTTAGAAGTAATAGGGATCTCTTGCATGGGCATTAGATCAAGGGGACCACTCTCAGTGAGTGGTAATACTGAGGGAGGGAGTTGAACCCTCCATTACAGCTAAAGCTGACCAAGCTCAGTTGATTAAAAGATTGAATGGGTAGAAAGGATTGATAAAATTCATCCAACTACCGTGGCATAACCATAGGCGAATAGCTCCACCTATACATGCACCAATTCCAAATGCAATCCAAAGATCAGTAGTTACGTGTTTGAAATAGTTCATAACTTGAATTAAGACCACTCTCAGTGAGTGGTAATACTGAGGGAGGGAGTCGAACCCTCCTTTACAGCACGAAGCTGACCAAGCTCAGTCATTAGCGGTACCCATAAAGAGGTAATTCCCAATTCTCGCCATTAATCACACACCTGTTTAAAACACGTGTATGTGTAGCAAGAGAATCGGCATAACCAGTAGCTTGATCACGAGTATCAAACTCTTTACGTTCTGGAGAACCAGAAGTACCGATAAATTCAACAGCGAACATAATGTCACCTATGTTGAGTGCAGTACCTATCTCTGCTGTAGGTAATTCTGAAGTGGGGGAGTTGCACCCCCGACCTGGCTATGATCCAGACACTTCAGCACCCCCTTTAATAACCTTGGGAGTAGAAGGTTCGATTACACCAGCAACTTTGACACGTGTGTCATAGATCAACTGGCGAACCTTATCGCCTGTATTGTCACGCTCTACTGCATTAGCAACAGAACGAAGAGAAGATACAAAGCGAGAACGAATAGACATGATGTCGAAGTAAGCCATCCTCAGTGGACGGCAAGACTGAGGGAGGGAGTTGAACCCTCCTTAAAACCCACTCAGTTATTCACTAAAGTATTCTTCAGCTCCTATCTTGATGACTTCTTGCAGTGAATATTTAGCCATAACGTCAGAACGACGATAGATTTTCACAGCTGTATCAATAAGGGAATTGAATTCAGTTTCAGTGATGGAATGTTTTCTAGACATAGGATTAAGTTAAGTGAACAGCTGGTCTTACCTGTGGAAAACCACAGTGCCAAGTTAAATACAGTTCTATCTAACACTTACAGTGCGACGGAACTCTCCCCAAATTCGGGCGGGAATTGTGGAAAAACCCACTAAAATCTGTGGAAAACAGTCATATGTGGGTGAATCGTGACATTCTCTCTATATACTTGGGTGTATATAAAGATATATATGTACATATTCCCCCCTTTATTTTTTTTCTTTACAGGATCGTATTCGGTAGGGTGGTGGGAGACTAGTCAGGAAATTTTGTTCCCTATTTGAGATATATACGAGCCTTCTTTTTTAAGTAAAAAGTTAATTTTGTAGCGAAATTCCCCAATTAGCCCAAGAAATCAGCCAAAAGTCGCCTTTATATATTTATATTTTGTATTAAAAAGTCTTAATGAAAAAGATTATCTTTCTTTTCTGGAATATAGAAACTTTCTTTTTGTCTTTTATGTTTCAAAGCTGCATTTGTTGCTTGTACATGAGCATCAATATCAGGAATTTCATAAGCTAATCCTATTTTTGCCTCATCTACAAATTCTCTGACTTCAAAAGGATCTGTTCCAGCTTTTAATTGCTTCAAAGCTCTATCTTTTATAGATAATAGACCTTTAACTTTCTTTTTTCTATCTTCAATATCCATTATTTTGTAATAATGAGAATAATATTAATAATAATCGTACTATTTCTTAGATTTATCAAGAATAGAATAATTAGAAGGAATAATTTAGAAAATAAAGTAATATGGTCGTTGCTGCAGCCGATTTCTATAGATATGCAGAAGCTACTGGTACTCCATTACCTAAAAGTAAGAAGGAAGAGGCACAATTAGCTCCAGCTGTTAACCAATGGAAAAAAAGTAGACTTGTTAATAAATTTACAGAAAGTAAAGAAGATTATATCGAGCGAAATGATGTTGGTCTGGGAAAAGTTGCAGGATTGACAGCTATTGGTGCTGCTGCATTAGCTGCTCTTAATCCTAATGCTAGAAGGAATCTTTTAAATTTTGTTGATAAAATCCCACCTAATACAGAAACAGTAACACGGGACCAAAGTGGTCAATTAGTAAGAGGTCGTCCTAAGCCTGGTACAGCAACATCAACTAATGTTGGTGGTATTCAACAAGATTTAAATGTTGAACCTGTTACTTGGGACGATATAAGAGAAAGTTCTACCGTACAACAGAGAATAAAAAAAAATATATTTGAAAATATTAATAATAAATATCCTGAAACAGATGAACTTTATGTAGATCCTAGAAGGATTGATAAAAAAGAATCTTATCGTTATTCAGAAGGTCAAAAACAAGCAGATGCAACAACAGCTAATCTTACTCCAGCTCAAATAGAAGAAGATGAACAAACAATATTAAGAATAGCAGAAGGTGAAATACCCCCTGGGATGCAAACACCAGAACAACAA